ATGACTATGCGTATACAAGAGAAACCTTCAGAATCTTCATCAATTACACCTCACCCTGTAGAGAAACCTTCAGAATCTCCTTCAATGACTGTTCGCATCATAGAGAAGCCATCAGAATCTTCATCACAATCACTATCACCATCTGTATCTTCATCAATGACTATGCGTATCCAAGAAAAGCCTTCCCAGTCACCTGTATGTGGTAAATGGATATGCAAAGAGCCTCTCACCTACGAGTTCCTTGAAGGAAGAGATATATGTATTGATAGAGTTAAACCCACGAATTGTTTGAGATATGACGCAGATGGTCAGTGTATTGAAGTAGCACAAGAGCCAACTTGCCCAGAGAAGTATGTACTCCTAAATGGAATGTGCGTGTATATTGAACCTGCTATCTGGCAAGGATGTTCAGTAACACCAGTACCAGTTAAGTCACAAGAACTAGTCAAGACTCCTATTAAGTATGTAAACGGAACAATAACAATTGAGATTGCATCTAATGTAACAACAAATACAACAGCTTTTGAAGACCCAGCAGTTATTGACAGATTACGTGAAGCTATTGCAGCACTATATGGAATCAACCCTTCACAAGTAGTAATTAATAATATACAATGGATACAGCAAGGAACATTTATGGCATCATTTATAATACCAACTGCTCGTCGTCTGGTTGATTTAGCTAATGGTTTTATAATAGATTACACTATTGTAGACACTAATGGTAAACCTATAGATGCAACAACACAGCAAATAGATGATTCACGTTTATCAACAGCTTCAACTATGTTTTCATCTGTACTAGGAACAAATGCAATTGTTCGCGCACCAGGACAGCAGACAGCAAAACCAAAAGCAGCAACAGATTCATCAATGTCTATTGGTGGAATTGTAGGAGTTGTAATGGTAAGTTTATTGGTAGTTGCAGGATTGACAGCAGGAGGCGTCATGTTAAAAAAGCGTGCTCTAAAAGCATCTCAAATAACAAAGGTAACTAAGATAGCAGAAGAGACATTTAATCCTCATTATGGTAAAAAGGGAGAAGCGCAGCAGCAAAACCAAAAACGCTTCTCTGTAACAAAAATAAGTATGCCTAATTTTATTGTTGAATCCTTTAAGAATGTGATACCTTCTTCGGGTTTAACAACTCGCGCTCCTTTAACAAACTTCAGTAAAAATGCAATAATGACCAATTTTAGTACTGATAAGAAGTGGGAATCAACAACTAATGTCTTATTCAAGCATCCTAAAAATAAAGTAGAAATGTCTCCTACTTATGCAGCTGAATCTGTTTAAATAACACTCTACATATAATATAATACTATCATGTTTATAATAAATAAGGATAGTATTATTCTTTTACAAGAATAGCATACCAATTGCCCTTTTCATAAAAGATACGTTCAATATTTACTTCATTACACCCTATACCATTAATATCATGTTCCAGTTCTCCATCATTATATACATGATAGAAACGTTCATATACAGAGTTGTCACCACGTACTCTAAAAGGAACAAGAACGTCATTGGTAGAAAATTTCCTTTTAGAGTCTTCATCTTGACGAAGAGCCCATACGCTAATTAATATTTTACCACCAGGCCTAGTTACACGTACCAGTTCCCTAATAGCTTTAATACGTTCCTCATGCAACCGCAAATGATGAATGACAGCAATACATATAGTATTATCAAGACATGAATCTCTAAAAGGAATAGATAAAATACTTCCATAACAGACATCAAGACATCGTTGTTTACAGATACCAACTAATTGTTGAGAATAGTCAATGCCTTGGCATATTAAATCAGACCTGTATAGCATATTTTTGCCGTTTCCACAGCCGATATCTCCTAACAAAGACTGTGAAGGAAGTCCTTTTAGGAATTCTTTGACAGCATTCCAAACAGAATGTCGTGTATGACTAAAGTCACTGGAGATATTATTGTAAATTTCTTGGATATTCATAATGTTGTTGTCAAGGAAACAAATAAGAAAATCATTTTTATAATTATGGAAAAAGCCCTAGCCAGAAAACGCCCTAGACAGCATGTTGAATAGACCATCTAACTTCACTTAATTGTTCTTTAAAAGCGGAAATTTGTTCTTCAGTCAGTTTATTTTTCTCAGCAGCTTCTTCCATTGCCAAATCTTCATCAATAATTTCCTTTTCAAGAATACCAACACCTAATAGTTCAGCTACTTCATTTTCAGTATCTTCATCAATAAATTCAAGAACGCCGTCATTCTTATTAATTTTATAATAGTATGATAAAGTATTTTCTCTAGCTTTACCGTCAAATATTTTAGCAAACTTCACGTATTTTTTAATAACACGAGAGATATAAATAGGTTCTTCTAGATGCGGCATACAAATTTTAATAAATTTAGGGCATTCTAAATTAACATCAATGTACATAGAAACTTCATGTTCAATAACAGTTTTAATAGTAACAAGTTGTCTACCATCAACATACTTTGAAGATACAGACGTTGTTTTATGTGGTTCACCAAGAGCAGGTGTATGAATCAGTCCAACTTGTGTATTTTTACAATCTCTTTCTTCATTTTCAATATATTTATTATATACAAATTGTGATATCCAAGATGGTTCAAAGTATACATATTGATCTTCAGCAGCAGCACGTTTGCATAGTTTTCTATAACGTGCAACGCGGTCATATATATTATTGATATCAATGGATAAATATTTTTTAAGGAAAGTTCCTCGTTCAACAACAAATAGGAGATTAATGAGAAGTTCAATAAGTCCTTTTTCATGTTTATCAACTTTAGCACCAGTTTTAGTTTTAATACGAATTAAATAATAAAGTTCATGAATAGCGTAGCAGCACATTTTATTAAAAGTATGAGTAGAGTCATCAATTGAAACATCTATTTCACTACCCCAACGTTTCTTTCTCATTTTTTGAAAAGCATTAATAGCTACAAGTTCGTTATGACTTTCACAGGCATCTAACAGAATTTTTTCAATTAACTGAAGCATATTTAAATATATTAATAGAAGTGTTTAAGTATATTTATAAATGTAACAAAGAGTTCTTCTTTTTCTCGTCCTCTCGTTCTTTAAGTATTCTGACAAAATATTCTTCTTGTATTTCGTCATCTGTTCTAGTTTCAGGTGGATATAGTTGTCTATGACGAATAACTCTTTCATCATTTTCGGATATAGGAATTAAATGAAGAGGTTCAGACATTCTTCTAATAAATCCTTCAGAATACATGCTATTTAAATCAGACTTTCTACGAGTTATACCACGTTTACGTGATAGATTATGCCGTATATTAGACTGTGTTTTTCTTTTATTCATTTTATTGAATGAATATATTTAAGTTTTCTTTTTTCTACCTCCACCACCGCCTCCACCTCCACGCTTTTTTGGTACAATCCCATTTTCAGACAGCATACTTTCATTCATTATAACAGAATTAGCCATATCATATTCTCCACTATTACACACAACCACACAAGTACCTCCATCAGCCCCCACACCCACACCCACATCAGGAACAAAGACAGCATTTCCTAACAGCACTCCTAACAACATTTGAATTTCTTCGCGCATCATTTTGACAGCACTCAACGACCCCACGAATGCATCATCGGCCGCCTTTCGGTCATTAATAATCTTATTATATAAAATGCGCGCGCGCTCACCGATACTTTGTACACAGCCAACAGCGGATCTGATACGACCCTCAAGTTCAGCCATTAAACTATTATCATTTTCTCCCATCCTCTCCAGAGTAGGACAAATACCTTCAATTAGAGCTCTCAAAACGCCACACACCCATCCAACATCAAACCCACTCAAGAATTCCCCAATATATACTAATAGTTGTTTCTCGGCGCTTACTTCAATTCCAAATAGACCATTACCACAAATTCCATCAATACCAGCGCGACTATACATTGCATTAAGTCCGATAAAGACACCGCAGCGAACATCAGGATGTTCTTTCATATCACGCCTAAATTTTGTCACTTCTTTCACAATGATTCGTTCTTTATGATTTTTGACTTCAAATAATACACTATAATTACTAATAGTACCCCGATAGTCACACATATGGGATTCGCCAGCAGTTCGTTCAAGTTCAATACCATAATCAGACATAACAGAGCAAAAGTCATCTTCACCGCTGCGCCCCGTCAAGGCTGCATTAGCGCCACTTTTAGTACGAGACATTAACACTTCTTGTAGGCTGTCAATTTTGGCTGCGAACCCTTCTTCTTTTTGGCGTAGATAAGAAATCATGTTATCTTTTTCCCGCAAGACAGCTGTTTGGATGCTGTCAAGTTCTCCGATAACAGAAGCCCGTGTTTCTGCTGCGACCATGCTGCGACCACTCTCAAGTTCAGAAATGAGATATCGCAGCCTACCTACTTCAGCAGAATGTCCAGTACCAACATACTCTAATTGTAAACGTAACCGGCTGTCAAAGTCATTTTGTAGACTTGAAAATTCGCCACGTAAAACACGTAGTTCTTCTTGGGTCTCATCAAGTTGTCTACGCCAGCTGTCATCTTTGCGAACTAATTCAACAGCTTGTTTCCGTTTGAGTTCATTAAGGCTATGTCCGATAACAGATTCATTGGCCCGTTCATTTATAAGTCCTTGTTCAACGCCTAATAGTTCAGCACCAAATTCCAACGCTCTTTTAAAATCAGCCTCTCCACAAGATTTATAAAAGGATGGTAAAGTAAATTCCCCGCTGACAACAAAGGTTATAGAACGCAAACTATTATCAATAACTTTTTCATAGTCATAGCATATAGAACGACTCATATCAAAGCTTTCAAGTTATATAATATATAATGAACAAACTTTATATTCATATTTTTCTTGTATATTAATGTATGTTAGGCAAACGAACACCTAACTTAATTATTTTATCATGTTGATTTCTATCAGGTAAACAAACGGGGCTCCTAATAGGGAAATGTATGCAAGTGAATATTTGCGTAGAAAGATTGGTAAAGCTAATTATTCCGACTTCAAACGTAGATTAGAAAATAAGCCACAAGGATGTATAATTCAGTGCAGTAAAGTAAATTGTAAGTTAAATTATCCAGGATACGAGTTTAGGGATTCAATTCGTGTGGGTAAGGGTCAGTGTGATTGTACAGAGGTATGTTTTTTAGAGACAGGTGCACCACTTGGAGATGGAATTCTATTGGGAGATATGATGGCAATACAGAATGAGCCTCAAGATGATTATATTGTAGATGAGAATGGAGATTATATAATTGTAGAAGACCCAGAGAATCCATATGAGTTAAGAACAATGATATTAGCTGCATCAGAGGCTCCTCTTGTTATAGCAAAAAAGAGTATTCAAACTGCTCAAACAGTTAAGTCTGTTAGTGTACAGGGTTATATTAAGGAGCTACCTTATAAAATTATTAAGGCATCTAATAACCATATATATGTAATAGGGCATTGTTTGGATGGGATAATGATAACAACACCAACCCAAGTAGTGTATGTTAATATGCAAACAAATGGAACGGAAACGTCATCAATGTTTATATTAAAGGTAGATAAGGAAACATTTGAGATAGATGCAGCAGCGACAGTTGGTTCACCAGCGCCTAATGTAGTTGCATCTTATGCAAATATTGTCTTATCAACGGCGCAGTTTGTAAATAATAAATTATATATTATTTTTAAGGCAGATAGTGAGAATAGCCCATGTGCGTTTGCGTATAGAAAGGCAAATCAGAACAGTCCATTAGAGCAAGTTTTATCAACCGAGTTTGAGTCAGGGGATAGTAACGAGAATATATATTTTATGGAGTTGGATGCAGAGCTACATGAAGACCCATATTATATAAAGAATGTATTACCAGCTGATGCACTAACGGTGATGTCCCAGATGTTAATTGGAGAGAAGATATATTATACGCAGTCGTTTAATTTAGCGGCAACAAATCTCCAGGCGACATCAAGTATTGTGAATAATAAGACAGAAGAGTCAATAAATTTTCCTAAAGTTAATCAGGCAGTATCAAATACAGATAATTATATGTATACAATGGAGGTAGACCCTTCATCCGAGTATGATATAACATTTATGAGGTCATTTAGGTCACCAGAACCAATATATGCATTAGAGCCAATAGTATATGGAGATTCTTATATATTATTTTCGGGGTTATATTCATCACGTATATTTTGTGAGCAGAATGATAATGTGACATTATCAAGGTATAATTTTACAACAAATGCATATGCTGGATTTATGTATTGTGCGAATAAGGCTGAAGATAATATAATGTGGGGTTCAGAGATAGAGGGTACTACTGAAATGACACATATAATACCAACAGAAACAAATGCAATAATAGTAGCAGGTACATTTGGTGATAATGGATGTAAAGTATATGATGAGGAATATTATACAACAGGTATGTTAGGATATACACAGACATCAACCAATACAGCGATGAATACGTTTATAGCAAAATATAATAATCAAGGATTATGTTATGATTTAATTAAGTTATCTGGAAATGGAACAGTATATAAGCCATTATATTTATTAAACATAGCGGGTGACGAATTTATATTAATAATAAAAGCAAATAGTTCGGTAACATTTACTCGTTTAGTGGAGAAGAAGCCTACAGAAGTAACAGGATCTGGAACAATGCCAATATATATTGTAAAATATAATAAGGATATGAATTGTATGTATTATGCATCTATATCAATGAATGATGGGGATATGATAAGGGATGTGCGTATAGAAGATAGTAAACTATTGATAGCTGGGATAACATCGGTGGAGAATCCAATGTATACAACAATGAATGATAAAAAGTTTAAGATAGATACGCCAGTTATAAATGGAAAAAGAGCGTTCAAATTAAAAATAAGGATATAATATAGTAATGCCATACAATGAGAATAAGAATGATAATAAGAATTTGGTGGAAAGACCAAAATCTAATTTGAAAGGTATATTAATAAAGTCATTTCCGACGAAAAATGATAGTAATCATGTTACAAAAACATTAACAAAGGATGATATACGAAAAATAATTAATAAGGCAATATTATATACACGTAAGTTATATACATCAAATAGTGGTGATAATGAGTATGAGTTTAAGAATGTGCCTATAATAATGAAGAATAAACAGCTAAAGCAGTATGTGCTTACTGTATCAGATAGTATAGCACCTATAATATGTAAATCAAAGAAAGAATGTATACAAGATGAGCATATGAGGGATATACAGATAGGATTTTATAAGAATTCAAAGGCTAATATAAAAGAGTATGGTATATATTATAAGAATAATATAATAGGATTAATAGATGATAGTGCAACGTTATTGAATTATTTAACAGAGAATGAGAGGGCATTTATGGAGCATTTTATGGGAGTATTATCAGGATTATTGAAAGGAAATTCTGTAAGATTAAATTTAGGAAAATCAGGATATTTGACAAATATTAAGTATCCTGTTAAGTTTAATGTTAAAAGAAAGACATTGAAGAAAAAGAAAATAGAATGGAATCCTAATATAAATGTGAGAGTGTTTAAGACAGTTAGTGGTGATAATATAAGTAATATTAATAATGATGTAAAACATATGTCAAAGAAGCAAAGAATAACAAGACGAAATAATATAGAAAATAAAAATGAACTTAAACATATAGGTAGTAATTAGTACCAGTAGAATAATGTCTGACTTATATAATAACATATTACAGTTAGTGAGACAAAATGGGATTAGAGAATACGAGAAGGAGTGTAGTAGAGTGATGGAATATTTGAAGGAAGAAGCGAGATATTTATTGAGGGATGAGATAACTAATGTAATAAAGGGAGAAGATAAGATAGTAAATGAAATTAGTGAAAAAATAGAAGAGAATAAAATAGTAAATATTGCAGATGATATTATGAATAAGATAGATAATATAATAACAAGTGTAGATGATGTAAAGGTAGTGAATTTAGAGGCAGAGAAAGAGTCTAGTGACGTAAAGAATAAGCAGAGAGTGAAAGAGAAAGCAAGGCGTGAGTATATGAAAAAAAATAATATAGATGTGACAGAGTTGTTTACAATAGATAATGTAAAAAAATGGTTAGATGATGGAAAAAGTTATGCATGGATCGCAAGTGAGCAGTTGGGATGTAAGCAGGAAGATGTAAGTAGATTTGTAAAGATGAATAAGATAAAGTAGAGTATTGTATAGATTTTTTGTAAAAGAATTTTGTTGTTTCTGTAAAAATGTTTTTGTTATTTTTGAATTAAAAGAGAATGTCAAGTTGGCTAAGCTGAACAAAAAAGTAAAAATAAAAAAGTTCTCTCTCCTGTTTGAAATTATGTAAAAGCATGTATTTTTTCATGTAAAAGCATGTAATATTACAAAGTGTGTATATATCATTTAAGGATATTTTATATATATTATATTAGAAGTAAATGTATGAATGTCAGAATTGTGTCAAATCATTTAAGAACAAAGGTGATTATGATAGACATGTGAATCGCAAGAATCCATGTAAAAAATTGAACACAAATTGTACACAAATTGAACCCGGCGTTGTACTCAAATTGAACTCAATTGTATGTGATAATTGTAATAAGGAATTTAAGAATAAGCATAGTATATATAGGCATAAAAAGAAGTATTGTAAGAAAGAAATCAAAAATGTAGAAGAATTAGAAGAGAGAATAGATGAACTAGAGGAGTTAGTAAAAGAATTAAATAATAAACATGAAATAACTAATAGTAATAATAGTATAACAAAAGTTAATAAAGTTAATGCAGATAATACATCAAATAGTCATAATATGATAAATAGTAATAATGTAAATAATACAGCGGAGATGATAGTAAATAATAATATTCAGTTAGTTAAGTTTGGCGAAGAAGACCTTAAAAGAATAGCAATGGAAACAATAAAGTATTTGAATGGATATGAGGGATTTTATAATTTAATAAAGGATGTTCATTTTAATGAAGAAGTACCAGAGAATCACAATATATATGTAACAAATAGTAAATTTAAGAATGCGTGTGTATATGATGGTAATAATTGGTTATTGCGTAATTTAGATGAGGTAAGAGAAGAGTTAATAGATAAGAAGTATGATTTTTTATGTGATAGATTTGATACATTAAAGGGAGAAAGTAAGATAACAGCATCAATGGAGAAAAAATTTATGAGATTTTGTAAAAATTATAGTGAGTTAACAGGAAAACAGGAAAAGGATTTTAAGAATTCAATTGATTTAATATTATATAATAATAGGGATATTCCTATAGATACTAAACGTAAAATAAAAAAGTTGAGAAACTAAAGCAACCAAAAAGAATAATGCGTGAGTATGTGAATAATGGAATAAGTTATGTGGTGGGATGTAATGCGGAGGATAATTGGAGGTTGATAGGATTATCAGACCGAGAATCAACCTGGGTGCATTTAATGGATTATCCGTCGTGTCATGTGGTGATAGGAATAGATAAGGTGGAGATAGAGGAATTAGAGTATGCGCGTGAATTGATAATGTCTAATACAAGGAAAGCGCCGAGAACTGCAGGAATAGTATATAGTAAGATAAGGGATATAAAGCGTGGTTCAAAGGTGGGTGAGGTGATAGTGAAGAAAGGGGGAAGTATAATGAACTAAAGAGATATTGAAGAATATATTTACTTTAGAAATATTAAGAAATATTAAAGTGAATGTAAAAAGATAAAATGTATTTTAAAAAGAGAAGTGGATAGACAAAAGCGGAAAGCGAAAAGGTTTTTTTGTAAAATAGAATGCAGAAGTATTTCTGACAGCAAATCCTAAAAGTATACAAGAGTGCGAGATATAAAATTAGATAATGATTCGTAATAGTATATATAGGTATAGCGAGCGAAGCGAGCTAAAAAGTAGATATTTGTGATTTTGACAGCTAAATGTAAAAAAGTAAATTGTATTTTAAAAAGAGAAGTGGATAGACAAAAGCGGAAAGCGAAAAGGTTTTTTTGTAAAATAGAATGTAGAAGTATTTTCTGACAGCAAATCCTAAAAGTATACAAGAGTGCGAGATATAAAATTAGATAATGATTCGTAATAGTATATATAGGTATAGCGAGCGAAGCGAGCTAAAAAGTAGATATTTGTGATTTTGACAGC